TCCAGCTTAGATTATCGCAAAGTTGAGGTGAACGTATGAGACTTGGAAAATTGAACAAGCGGATAAATATCGTGCACTATGTGGATGCTGAAAACGATATCGGCGGAACCGAACTGACACCGCAGGTGTTTTTGGCTTGCTGGGCCGCAATTGAGCCGGCGAGGGGGCGGGAATATTATGATGCGCAAAAGATACGGGCTGAAACCTCGTATAAAATTACTACCCGATATCATAAGGGCATCACTGAAGCTATGGCTATTGAATACAACGGGCACAGCTACAGCATTCAGAATATCCTGGACTCATATGAAGCGCATACGTCACTGGAAATGTATTGTATCGAAAAAGTCCGCGGCGCAGGTAATACATCATGAGTGACAATGGGTTTGACTTGGGCGAGCTGGATGCTTTTCGTCAACAACTTGCCGAGGTTGCGAATGAATATCCGGCTACTGCTGAAAAACATTTACGTCGAATCGGCAACAAATTCAAAAAAATCATCAAAGAGAAAAGCCCCGACAGCGGCCAAAACCATAAAAACAAGCTGAATAAAAGCTGGAAATCCGAAGTGAAGGGATTTTCTGGTGAAGCATTAAGCATGGATATATGGTCAACATCGCCGCATTTTCATCTTGTCGACCGTGGACATAAACTTGTCGGGAAAAACGGCACAACACTGGGGTTTGTACAGGGCAAGCATTTTTTGGCAAGCACAGCGCAAGAAGTCGAAGCCGAAGTTGTTCCGGCGGAAATAGAAAAGATGTATGCAGATATCAGCAAAAAGATGGGTGATTGATCATGCTGAAACAAAAGGCCATATTGAAAGCGGTCATATCGCTGCTAAAAATACAATATGAAGCCACAAAGTTTTATACGGATGAAATTATCGAGGGGTATAAGCAGCCGTGCTTTTTTGTGAAAATGATTAAACAGCGGAGTACCGAAACGAAAAATACCAACAGTAATAGTTTGAGCATTGCTTTAACTTATTTTGCTGATACGGCCGCGAATAAGCAGCTTGCTTTTTTGGACGTTGAAGATACTGTTGGGGAACTTTTCGGTAATGGCTTTAACGCCGGCGCCAGGTACCTGCACGTAAAATCTATTGCAGCCGAACGGATCGGCGAGAATCGGGATATCTTGCAAATGATCATCGACACGGATTATTTCGACAGCACTGGCTACGACGGCGATGCTGGCTATGACTTGATGCAAGAGCTGAATGTAAATATTAAATGAAGGTGGCTTTAATTAGCTGCCTTCATTTAATTTTAAAAAGAAAGGGATGATTAAGTATGGCAAAACTTGGATTGCCGAGTATTGATATCACGTTTAAATCAATAGGTATTACAGCAATAGAACGTAGTCAGCGCGGCATTGTTGTACTGATATTAAAAGAGAAAAAAGTGGCGGCAGCGGATGGCGTTGCAGGGAATGAAGCATTATTTGCTGGTGCGCCTTATACGGTCTATACCAGTACCGATATTCCAGACGGATTAAAAGCTGATAATCAGGAGCAGATTGAGTTGACGCTTATGGGGTATCAGACAGCCCCTAAACACGTTTTATTGTATGTGCAGGACGCAACAGCTGCAGATTATAACGAAATATTGATAGAACTGGAGCATGCGCGCTGGGATTATCTTGTCATTCCAGAAATCAAAGATTCCGAAGTTATGACCATAGCAACATGGATTAAAGGTATGCGGACGGTAAAAAAGAAAAAGGTAAAATCTGTTTTGCCGAACTGTCCGGCGGATTTCGACGGGATTGTCAATTTCACGAATACGAAGATTGTCACGAAAGCCAAAACTTATACAGCAGCGCAGTATTGCAGTCGGATTGCTGGTATGATATGCGGTACGCCTATGACGATCAGCTGTACCTATGCACCACTACCGGAAGTGATTGATTGTGACAAGTACACTGACGACCAGATGATTGACAAAGTTGGTAAAGGTGAATTGTTCATTATGTATGATGGAGAAGAATTTAAGATTGCGCGCGGTGTTAATTCTTTCGTTACCACCATTCAAGATAAAGGGGATCAATTCAAAAAGATCAAGCTCGTTGATCTAATGGATATGATTTATGATGATATTTATGGCACAGCTAAAAGGTATTATATCGGTAAATATTCAAACAGCTGTGATAATAAATGTCTGCTCATTAGTGCTATACAGGGATATTATACACAGTTGGAACTAGATGGGCTGCTGGAAAAAGATCAGAATGATTGTTGGATTGATTTAGAGGCAACGGCTGCATGGATCTTGTCAAATGGTAAAAAGACAAAAGCAGAAATTGCTGAAATGAAAATCCTGGAAATAAAAGAATTTAACACGGGTGATAATGTATTTTTGGCATCTGGTATCAGTATGCTTGATGCAATTGAAAATATTAAATTGGGTATAGCAGTTTAAAGCAAAGGTTGCCTTTATAGGTGGCCTTTTTATTTTGAGCAAGAAAGGGTGTTGAGTATAAATGAAAGGTATGAAAGCGCAACAGGTCATGAATGGCACTGAAGGTGAAGTTTGGATTGATAGCGATTATATGGCGCAAATCATCGAATTCAAAGCTACCGTAACGATTGAAAAGACAGCTGTTAATATCGTAAAAACACGTTTTAAGCAGTATAAAATGACGGGTTACGATGGCAAAGGGTCTTTGAAAATGAACCATGTTTCATCATATATGTTGGAAAAAATGTCTGACAACATGAAAGCCGGTAAACAGACTTCTTGTACGATTATTTCTAAACTTTCAGATCCGGATGCAATTGGAACTGAAAGAATCGTTATTAAAGATGCTGTTTTTGACAGTTTAACGCTGGCAGATTGGTCAGCTAAAAAATTAGGCGAAGAAAGCTATAATTTTACATTTACCGACTGGGGAATATTGGATTCAGCAAGTGAATAAGAGAGGATGAAGAAATATGTCATTGATTGATAAATTACTGCAGGCGGACGCCGGTAAACTCACGGAGAAGCCTCATGAAGTCTACGAGGTAAAGCGCTTGTCTATGGCGCTTGCTACAAAATTTGAGCTTGAATTGCGGGCAGTAGGGGCCCAGCGGTGTGCTGAAATCAAGCGCCTAGGCATTGATATTGGGAAAAAAGGAACGGTGCGGGGCGTCAATATCTACGAAATGCAGATTGCTACTTTACTCGAAGGAATCAAAGAGCCTGATCTGAAAAATAAAGACCTGCTGGCACATTTTAAAGCAGTGACCCCGAAAGAACTCATCGCAAAGCTTTTTCTGCCTGGTGAAATTGAGGATATTTATAATAGAATCAATGTTTTATCTGGTTATGAGGAAGATGATGACGACGCGAATGAAGAAATAAAAAACTAATTGAAACCGACTGGGAAACACAACTAATGTATTACGCTTGGCGGCTGCATCATAAGCTGCCAAGTGAAATATATTGGCTGCCGGTTGGTGAGCAACAGGCTTTATACAGTTTTATTAGGTACGAACTGGAGCAGCGGTCAAAAGAAGCACAGGCAGATGACGGGAGTGATGGATAATGGCAAAGATTATTGATGCAACGCTGAAATTGATCGACCAATTCAGCCCGACGCTTCGACAGGTAGATAAAGCTATTGGGTCCAGTAAATCCGCGATGGCTGCGGCTACAACAGCCGCCAAAAACGCGGGGGCATCAATGAAAAGCTACTCGAAAAATATGGAGGAAAACGAGAAAATCCACCAGCGGGTAGCGAAATCCATACAGAATACTGGCAAGGAACTTAGCAGCGTTGGCAAATCTATGGCGTTTATCAGCGTACCGTTGCTTGGAGCGGCTGCAGCGGGATGGACATTGTCGCAAAGTCTGGATAAGGCAGTAAATCGCGTGGGAATGCTGGGGCAGCTGTCGGCTACGGAGACAGCACAAATCAAAAAAGATATTGTGGAGCTGTCGAATAATACCAATGTGGCAGCCGAAACCATAGCAGAAGCAACGCAAAAAGCGATTGCCGGTGGCATCAGCGCCGGGGACTCCATGAAATACATGAATGAGTGCATCAAATACAGCAAGGTTTCCGGCATGGAGCTCAATGAGGTTACGGCGAATACAATCGCCTATACTAAGGCCTATAATTTGACTCTGGCCGATGTGGCTAGCCTCAACGACCAGCAGATTAAGACTGCGCAGCTTGCGCATGTTGAGATGGCGCAGATGTCGCCGGCTTTGGCCGGTGTGGCAAAAAGCGCAGCGGATGCCGGCGTAAGCGTTCAGCAGATGGATGCGGCTTATGTCATGATGGTCCGGCGAGGTACTGACAGTGGACAGGCGGCATCGTCCTTAAGCGGATTATTTGATTCATTTTCCAAAGCATCACCAAAAGCCATTAAGGCGGCGCAGGAATTTGGTATTGAAATGAATCAGGCACATATCAAGGCCATTGGCTTTCCGGCATTTTTACAGGAGATACAGGATAAGACGGGCGGCGATGAGCAGGCCATCGGCAAGATTATCAAAGACGTTGGAGCGTTTAAGCTGGCAATGAAAATGGCATCTGGTGATGGTGCTACGGAATTTGCTAATGTTTTAGATCAGATCAACAAATCTGGCGGTGCAACAGGTGATGCTTTAGGTCATTTAAAAAGCCCGGCGGTGGAGACGGCAAAGGCTATGAACCAGATTAAGAATGCCGGTGTTGAGCTGGTCGAAGGGTTGGCGCCATTGTGGACCAGCACGGCAACGTCGATTAAGGCAATGGTCGGAGCGTTTAATAGCTTGGATGATGGGCAAAAACAGATGATATTCTCGGCACTTAGATTTATTATTGTCATGACTATGGTCAGCGCATCCGCTGGCAAGGCTGTTTCAATGTTTGGCGGTTTATTTGGTTCGGTCACTACCGCGGCCGCAGCCATCAGCAAAGCGGGAGGATTAGTGCCATTATTGGCAGGCAAGCTAGGTGGTTTGGTGAGCTCACTGAAGCTGGTTGGAACAGCGGCAAGGCTCTTATTTGCCAACCCGATAGGAATAGCCATCATGGCGGTCATCGGCCTGGCCTACCTGCTTTATACGTATTGGGGGCCAATCAGCGGCTTTTTCAAAGGCTTGTGGGATGGAATTGTCAATAATGTGACATGGGCAGTCAATGCAATAAAAAACCTATTGACCGGTATAGGCAATGCGATTTCGGCAGCAAGATCGGCTATATCGGCCGTGATAAGCTGGATCATCGGTTTTGTTGCGGGCGGCATAAGCAGCATGGTTGCTATATGCCAAGGGATTTTCGGGATATGGTTAAGCAATGTACAGATTATTGCCACTGGGATAATGACTATATTCGGAGGAGTTATTGACTTCGTTGCTGGCGTATTTACAGGCAATTGGTCGCAGGCATGGCAAGGAGTTGTCGAGATATTCACCGGCATTTTTTTCACGATTGAAGGTGTCTGCAATAATGTAATGCAGGGGATTAAAGCCGCCATTAATACGGTGATTAGTGGCATCAATGGCGTTTCCGTTGATATCCCGGACTGGGTTCCAGGAGTCGGTGGGCAGCACTATGCACCAAATATTCCGATGCTGGCCAACGGTACAGATAATTGGCGCGGCGGACCGGCAATGATTCATGATGCCGGCCCGGAGATCGTTGACCTTCCGTCTGGCAGCCGGGTTATCCCACATAATAAATCAATGCGCGAAGAGTACCAGCGAGGCAAAGCCGATACGGTTAAAGATGGTATCAGCCTTACAATCGCCAAGCTGGCCGATACCATCTTTGTACGGGAAGATGCCGACATCGACAAAATTGCAACGGCCATCGCCCAAAAGCTTGAAGCTCATGCCATGAATCAGGCGATTGGTGCAGTTTAAAAGGCGGGTGATAGCATGAGTTTTTTATCTAGCGTAATGTCAAGTCTGACTGCGAGTAGTACGAGCGGCAATACGCCGCCAAAGGTTTATTTACAAAACAGTGGCAGCAGGATACAGTTTCCTGTCGCGCCGTCAAGCTTTGAAGTTTCAGTAAAGCAGAACAATAGCATGGTTAATATAAATAACATTGGCGAATTAAATATGATTGGCAAAACAGGACTTGCTACGATGAGCCTCGCTAGTTTTTTCCCGGCGCAGCAATATATGTTTTGCGCTTGTACGGCTGATGATCCGTATTCATATGTTAAAA